CGTGCCACCGAACTGCCCTGCAGCGGCCTCGTCGGTGATCGTGACCGGTAGGGCCGCGCAGGTAAAGATCGTCTGGTGAAGCAAGCCGCTACCGATTTCCTCAACGCTGATGTAGTCGGTGAGGGCGGCAGGAACGGTGCCGGCGGCCAGGGTCGTCTTGAGACCCTTGACGATGTCCAACTCCAGCTCATTGGCGGGGCCGCCAAAATGAGAGGTTTCGGGAATAGCCATTGTATTGCTCCTTGACGCCCTGAGTGCGGGCGCTATGGGTTGGGGTGATTACTCCGCGGCGTCGAAAGAACCGTCGGGGTGGAAGTACGTGGACTTGTCGGCCAGGGCGTTTAAGTCCGTCCGGTTGATGCTGAACAGGATCGCCTGGAGGTTCGGGCAGTTGGGGCAGTTCTGCATCAACGCCCGGAGGATCGCCTGCTTGGTGGCGTAGGCCGGGAACGCCACGGCGTCGTTGTATTCATTAGCCATAGGGAAGGCTCCTCAACGTGTGAAAGATTGACCAAGGGGCCGGGAAAGGAGAGGAACCCGACCCCTCGGCCAGGCAAGCGCCGCAAAACAGGCAAGAGCGACGAATTAGGCGGTCAGGTGAATCTCCCCACAGGCCTCGGGCCGAAGCCAGCCGGTGCCTTGGAACATCGCGGCACCCAACAGCCAGGATCGGCGGTTTTCATACCACGACGGGCCGAAGGCGTCGATGTCTTCCAGGAAGACGCTACCGACGGCCGTGTCGTGGCCGATCGCGCAGCAGACGGTGAGGTCGGGACGTGTAGCGAATAAGCCCTGGTACTGAGCCTCACCAGCCGCCACGTCCGCACGCGGCAGGTGGTTGGTCTCTTCGACCATGAAGCCCTCGACTTGCGTGAGCTGCCGAGTGACTAGCGTGTTGACATCGGTCCAGTCGCGGCTGGTGAGGGTGCGGTCCTGGAGGAGGACGCGCTTGAGGTAGGGACTGAGGAAGATGAATCGCGCATCCTTGGGAACGTCGTCGTTGTCCATGCCCTGGCCGAGTTCGCCGATATCCATCTGGAGGGCTTGGCTGCCGGCCAGGGAGACCGGGTAGGCCAAGATGATCGAGGCAGCGACCCGGGCGACGCGCTGGCCTGGAGGAAACACCCCGCCGCGGATAAGCTCGCGGGCACCAAAGATCACGCTCCGCAGCCAGTAGGAATCATACATATTCCGCAGGCCTTGGGCCGCCTGGTCCGCCCACTGGGGGATCAGGTGGAGGTGGCTGATCAGGTCGTCGCGCTTCGAGAGTGTGGCGTGGGCGACCAGTTCCTCGTCGTCGATTACGACGCGGCGGTCCTCGTTGAGCGGTTCGCGTCGGCCGACCAGCTCGGTCCCGGGCACATGGGACTCGGTGGCCATGTCCCAGGTGGCTGGGAATTGGAATGAATCGCCGCTGGGCATGTGATGCTTGAGCCCGTGGCGGTAGGCGACGGACAGTTCGGGGAACTTGGTCAGCACTCGCCCGGCGAATTGGGCCAGGGCAAGGGCGTCTCGGTCTCCGGCACCGAACTCTTGAAGTGGAGGAGTAAGATTAAAATTTGCCATGGGTTGGGTCTCCTAGCATTAGGTGGAATCGAGAGTTCCGCTTGCTGCTTGGAGTGGTCCCAACCAAAGTCGGGTCCCGAAAAGGGGATGGTCCGCCCAAAGAATCAGGGCTCTTCGGCAGTTACTTGCTGGGTAGCTTTTCGGCGGCAATGGCTAGTGCTTTGGCCTTGGTTGCCGCCTGGATTTGATAAAGGGGTTGGCTGGTCTGCCGGTCGAAGACTTCCAGGTAGACCGGCCCGCTCTTGCCGACGCGGGAGAAGGACAGTTCGTAGTCAACCTCCAGTTGCTTCCGGAGGGACGTAGCCTGCGCCGCGGTCATCGTCGCCTCTTGTTGATAAAGGGCGTGTTCAGGAGGCGACGGTCGGCCTGGTCGGTATAAGACTTGTTGTATTTCGGGTTTGTGTTGCCGTTTGCGAGGTGTGTTCCGTAGCGGGGATCGCCCTGCGCCGCGGCCATTTCGGCTCGGTCACTGAATCCCGCCGTGGTCGCCGAGTCAGTTCCCCCGCCGCCACCGCCGCCGGCATTGGGTGCCCCGGCCCCGCCGCCAACGGTCTGCTGGTAGCGGTAGAGCAGGACGGTCATCGCCTGCTGGGCCTGCTGGGGGTCGGCGAACTGCTGATTGAACTGGGCGACCTCCTCGGTCGTAAAGGTGGTCTTGGCCCACCCGAGGACGGTCTGGAGTTGCTTGTCGCTGCCGGCGAGACGTTCGGCCATGTCGACGATGTCCGCTTGCCGCCGCTGGGCGAGCTCCAGGTTGGAGCCGAGATACTCGTCGACCACCGCCCGGGGCAGACCGGTCTTCTTGAGGGCCGCGTACTGCTCGTCGGTGAGCTTGCCGTCGTTGGTGAGGAACTGCTTGGTGACGTCATCCCTCTTTAGATCGGCTCGCTGGAGCAGGTCGTTGATGGTGGCGTCTTCGGCCAACGGCGCGCCGGAGGGTTCATCCTTGCCGGGGATCTTCAGGGCGCTCTCGTCGGCTTGGGGCGTGGTCAGCTCGGTAATCTTCCGCTGGCCATCGGCCTGGGACTTAATGAGTGCGTCGGTGCGGACCTGACCGGTTTCACCGTCCCAGAACTTATCGTCCAGGCCCTCCGGTTTGGCCGGTGCTGCCGGCCTAGCGGCTGGTTCCTGGGTCGGGGTTGCGACTGGCGCGGGGGTCTGTGTGGGGGTAGCGTCTTCTTCTGCCATAGTTCTAACTCTCCTTGGATGCTTGGTTTTCGGCTATCTTGCCCATAGATTGAATTGCCTGTCCGCCGGCCTGTGCGGCCATCTGCTGTTTCATCATCGCTTCGGCGTCGGCTTGCCTTCTCTCGGCGGACTTGATCAGGCCGCCTCGGGTGTCGACCATGTTCAGCTCGAAGATCCGTTGCAGGGCGACGTCCGTATCGAGTGACGCCATCATCTGCTCGCTCTGGAGGACTATCTGGAGGGATCGCATGAGCTTCTCGAGCTCGATCTGGCGGCTGAGGGCCTCGATACCCGTCTTGATATCCAACTCGATAAACGGCTTCATCTGTTGCGGGATGGGCAGTATGAGGGCGTCACGCTCCATCTGGTGCGTGAATCGCTCCAGGAAGGGCTTCTGGATGTTGCTGGCTATCTCGGCGTAGAGGCCGCCAAGGGCCCCGTCAAGCTCGCGGGCGACCTGCATGACCTCATAGGCCGTTACACGCTCAGCGTTCCTCTGGGCGGCCTGGTGGAGTAGCATCGCCCGTCCTAGACGGTTCTCTATCTGCTGCTCCTGCTGGATGGCGACCCCGAAGTCGCGGGACTTGTCCATCGTCATCACGCCGAGATTGACTGCCTTGCCGTCCCGGGTGTCATCGACGACGACCGCCCAGTTGGCGGAGTTCTGGATATCATCGGGGGTCAAGGCGCTGGAGGGATCAACGGTCACAAGGCCGCGGGCCATGGCGACCACGCCGTCGAGGATGGCCTTGTTCAGGCCGTTGAAGCTGCGAAGGTCGCCGATCTTCTTACCGGCAAAGGACCGGGCGTAATGCTCATTCGGCAGAAGGTCATATAACAGCGGGATATACGGGCTGATCTTCTCGGTACGCTCCCCGATGATCTTGGCGTTGAGCTCCTGGGTGATCCGCCAGTGCTTCTTCTTGGGGTCCGGATCCCATTGGACCTTCGTGTAGAGCCAGCAAGCCTCCTTATCGAAGCTGTCGACCAGGGCATCCATCGTCAAGTTCGCGATATCAAGCTGCTCTTCGGTCACGGCGTCGAGGTTGGGAAGCTCCTTGATAACCAGCTTGCGGACCTTGCCGGCCCCATCGCAGTGCTGGACGTACTGGTTGAGTCGGTAGACCGTCAGGTCATAGTCGTCGCGGAGGAAGACCATGACGTTGCCGACGATCAGGAGTTGCTCCAGGATGTGGCGCATCTTGGCGCGGTAGTCCGTCGTGTTCATCTTGGAGGCGATATCCAACTCTCTAGCCAGGAGGTAGTTACGAAGTGGCTGGATCATGTCCTCGGGCACCATTCCGTTCGGCTGATAGCCGAACCAAGGCGCCTGGATCGGAAAGAGGCTCATCACCAGCTTGCCGACGAGATTGGAGATCCCCTCCTCGCCGAGCCCTTGGAAGGTCTGGAGCAGTTGGATCTTCGCGCCTTCCGGGTTGTCGCCGTAGGCTAGTTGCAGGGGGAAGGCCGTGGGGATCGTGAAGGCTGAGGCCTCGGCGGCGTCTGCAGCGGCGCCACTACGCTTGGCCTTGAGTTGGCTGTATTCGGCCTCGATCCGGCCATCGTCACTCATGTTTTCATGCCGCCGTCATTACCGGCCGAGAGCCCGGGGTTTACGTCGATTCGTAACGACCGACGGCCCTTGCGCTTGGTCTCAAGGCTCTTCCGCTGTTTCGCCAGGCGGGCCAGCTCGGCTTCTGTGGGCCCCGTCACGGGTGGCTTTGGAGGTTTCGGCGCCGGGATCTCAGGGGTGCCGCCGCCACCACCGAAGAACATCCTCCACGGGAATCTCAGCCGCGGGAAAAGTCCGTCGTCCATGGGGCCGTCCTTTCTGCTTTGCATTGCCTACAAGAGCCCTTCGTCAGTCGCTCGTTGTTTCAGGAGGTCCACGCACCCGCGAAAGCCGAGGTCATAGGCGACCTGCCCAGCCCATTCGGGGTCGAGCAGTTTCTTGGCGTCGTGGCGATCTAAAGGCCGTATCGAAACAAACTTATCGAGCATGTCAATCAGAGCAGAACTCTGCGAGGGCAGCGAGGTCGCGTTGAGGGCCGGGTCTAATTTCAAGACGCTCAAAGCCGTTCTCCTTTAACCAGTCGTACAGGGCCGTCGGCGTGGTCAGGTCCATCAAGGGGACCGGGACGCCGGCGACAAATAGGCACTCCAGGACGACGCAGAGGCAGTCGTTGGTCCATCGCTTGGAGCCCAGCCAGCGGGATATCGTTGGCCAGATCGGCTTCTCGATCCCCACGCCAGCCAGCCAGTTATCCAGGCCGACAGCGTTGGGGTGAGGCACCTTGAACACGGTGCAGAGTGTCGGGTAAGCCCGGATCACGGCGGCCAGGTCGTAGTAGCGATTGCCCCCGAACGTCCCGTCCAGGACCGCCCCGCCGGTAGCGAAGAGGGTGTGGGCGACGCGGCCGCCAGTGAGGAATCGGGTCAGCCAAGTCAGAAACCGCTCCCTCAGTGGAGGATAAGGCGGCCTGTAGACGTTGCCTGTAGCGAAAAAGACGTAGCTGGTTTCGGACATGATGCTTTCCCCTTTCTCATAAGCGTAACTTATACCGCCATAAGTACAGTTTGTAGCAAACGAAGAAATTCGTGTCTCAATTTCTTCGATTTAATTCGCGCGGGCTAAGATACGAAGTATCGGGCCTTGCGGGTCTGCTGGAGGTCGAAGTCGCCAGTCGGCGGCAGAGGGGGGAATTGAACCTTGGGGTAGTCGGCGACCAACTGCTCGGCGAGTTCTTCGCCCAGGGGGCGGGAGTGCATGGCCACAAACTCGTCCCTGACGATCTGGCTGAGCTTCGTGGCGTTACCAGCGTGGGTCCAAAAGCTGTCGTGTACGGCGGCGAGGCGGATACCGTGGGCCTCGGCGGCGATGGCCACGTTGAGCATATGGGCCGCGTCGATGCTGTGAATCCAGTTCGGGGCGAATCCTTGGACCTGGCGGCGGACCATCGGGCCTCGGCCCTCGACGTCAGTACTGACCGAAAGGCTCTGGAGGAGCGTACTGATGCGGTGCTTCGAGCGCCGGAAATAGGGCTGAAGGACCGGCAGGCCAATCGGAGAGACCCAGCGAACAGTTCGGCGGGAGTTGACGATCCGGCGGGCCACGTCGGCCAGCCAGTCCATCATCTTCGCCGCCGCGGGGCAAACGCTTGGCATGATGTCCAGGACGACACCTGCGAGATACTGCCCGACGTGCCAAGGGGTCCGCTCGGGGTCATTGGGGTCGATTTGGACGCCGGCTGCGGCGAGCTTGGCCTGTATCTGCCGACGGGCCCCGACCTCCGTCACCCCGTACAACGTGGTCATTACGGTCTGCTTGATCAGCTTTCGCGTGACAAACCCCTCCAGCACCTCGGCCTCCGGCTGCCCGAATCCCGCATAGACGGCAACCTGGCGGCCGACGATCGCGGCGACGTGGGCGTACAAGTCCCCGGGCTGGTCGGAATCGACCAGGTTGACCAAGGCCGCTGTCGCCGGGTCGCGGAGGATGGCGGCGTAGTGTTGGAGCCCGTTATTGCTCGCGTCGAGCTGGACGGGGATATGGCAGTCTCCCCCATCCGCCCAGGCCATGGCTCCGGCGAGGAGCTGAAACGGCTTCTCGAACTCCAGCCAGCCGGTATTCTCCAGGGGCTCCTTCGCCCACGACCGGATAGTCGCCTCGTTATCGAGCACCCAGCGGACGCGGTCCTCGTAGGAGACCCCGTCAATCCCGGCACAGTTGGCGATGTGGATCATCAGCCACCGCAAGCCGTCGTCGGTCAGGGGCTTACCCTCGCTGAACTCCAATAAGCCCCGGCAGACGTCGTCGGATTGATGGTTCAGGTGCAAGGGTGCCGAGTAGGTCCGGCCTCGGAAGTCCAGGATGTGCGGGAAGTAGATCGCCTCGTGATCGGCGAATCGGCGGGCG